TACACAAGGTACTACAGGTACACAAGGTACACAAGGTATTCAGGGAGCAAGTGCTTCAATGCAAGGTGCTCAGGGTACTACTGGTACACAAGGCACTACGGGTACACAAGGTACACAGGGTATCCAAGGAATTTCAGGTACTACAGGTACTCAAGGTATTCAAGGTAAACAAGGTACTACTGGTACACAAGGTACACAAGGTATTCAAGGTAAACAAGGAGCTTCTTCTGATATTCGTTTAAAAAAGAATATTCGTCCATTTATTAACGGATTAGATATTCTTGAAAATATTAATCCTGTTATTTTTCAATGGAATGGTCTTGGAGGATATACTAATGATAATAAAGATATTGTAGGAATTATTGCTAATGAAATTGAACGTATTTTACCATATGCAGTTTGGAAAAATACAGGAAAACTATATCATGATGGACCAGAATCTGAAATTATGAATTTCGACTTAACTCCAATTGTTCTAGTTCTTGTAAATGCTGTAAAAGAATTAAAAAACGAAGTTGATAAATTGAAAAACAATATAAATATTTTAACAAATGGTAAGTTTTAAATGTATGAGATGTGGTATTTGTTGTAGTCATTTAATGAATATTTATCCTAATTATTCATTTGGATTATATCTTAGTCCAAAGGAAATAAAATGGTTTCCTGAAGATAGTGTATTTCCATTATTTCGTTGTGAAAACCAAATCATTGCTTATCAAGTAGGGGTAAATATATGTCCGAATCTTTTTTTTAAAGATAGTTTTTCTTTTTGCAAAATATATGAAAATCGTCCAGTTAGTTGTAAATCATTTCCTTTATCAGATTTCAATAAAATTGAATTTGGTATGTGTAAATTTACAAAACTAAATAAAGAGAGAGCATGGGATTTAAATTCATTCAAAAATGAATATGAAGGATTACAACAACAAATTGATGAAGCAGAAATACTTCCTCAAGCTACAGAAATGTATATATTAAATTTAAAAACTTGGATAAAAAATAAATAAATTAAAAACATAAAAAATGATTGATTTAAAACGTTATTACCGATTACATCCTGAAGGTTTGTGTTGGGTAGAAAAAGATAAAACTAATACTGATACTTATATAGTATTTTTTAAACGATTTGATAATGAAACAGGTAAAGAAATTTCACCAGAACCACAATATATCACTATTGAAAATCTTGAAAAAGATAAACAAGAATTTTCTTTACAATTAGAAGCATTGATTTCAATTCTTGAAGATATTAAAAATTTGCAATAAAATTATTAAATCACTTGGAAAATAAAATATTATATTTTATTTTTGTACAAATATAATTTTAATGCTTAAAAATCTTTGTAAAGAAATTTTATCTGTTGGTGGCACTATTACTCCATTAATAATTCCAAGTAATGAAACAAATGGTACTGGTTTAATGAATCCATCAATATTTATTGATGACGATAAATTAATTATGAATTTACGTCATGTTAATTATACTCTTTATCATTGCGAAGGAGAACAACTTTTTAATTCCCGATATGGTCCGCTTACTTATCTCAATCCTGAAAATGATATTCATTTAAGAACATGGAATTATTTCTGTACTTTAAACAATGATCTTTCAATAAAAGAACATTTTAAAGTAGATACTTCGAAATTAGATAAAGAACCTGTTTGGGAATTTGTTGGTCTTGAAGATGCTCGTCTTGTTAAATGGGATAATAAATTATATATGTGTGGTGTAAGACGTGACACAAAAACAAATGGAGAGGGTCGAATCGAATTATCTGAAATTGTTTTTGATAAAGATATTGTAAAAGAAATTGCTCGATACAGAATTCAACCACCAAATGACCCAAATTCTTATTGTGAAAAAAATTGGATGCCTATTATTGACATGCCTTATCATTTTATAAAATGGACAAATCCTACTGAAATAGTTGTAGTTAATCCAATAATAGAAACTTCCAAAACTGTTTTTTTATCAAAAAAAATTATTCCAAATATGGGTGATTTTCGTGGAAGCTCTCAAGTGATACCTTGGGAAAATTATAGAATATGTATTATTCATGAAGATATTTTATTTTTTAATAGACAAGAACAAAAAGATGGTAAATATTTTCATCGTTTTATTGTATGGGATAAAGATTGGAATATAGTACATATTTCCAATCAATTTTCTTTTATGACAGGTGAAATTGAATTTTGTTGTGGAATGGCATTATACAAAGAAGATTTATTAATTACATTTGGATTTCAGGATAATCTTGCTTTTATATTAAAAGTTCCTAAAAAAGAAATTAAAGAATTAATTGATTTTAAAAATGAAAAAAATTTTCTAGCCGAACAAAATATTACTAATAAATTATTTGGATTACCAACAATATATTATAATAGTATAGAAGAATCCGAAAATAGACGAATAAATCTTGAAAATCAGTTTAAAAAATATAATATAGTAAAATTTATTCCTAATATTTATAAAAGGTATTATGAAGGAATGCATAATATTTTAGGCATAAATGTTCCTGAATTAAATAACCATTGCAAGGGAGGTATTACATCACATTTGCAAACTATAAAAAAATGGTATAATGAAACACTTGAAGATTATGGATTTTTTTGTGAAGATGATTTTTGTTTTGATATAATAGGAAAATGGAATTTTACATGGCAAGATTTTATATGTAAACTTCCAGAAAATTGGGAATGTGTTCAATTAATGATAGTAAAATATATGCCACTTGAATTGAAATTAAGAATACGAAATCCATTTGATTTTAGTAGTGGTGCTTATATTATGAAAAGAAATTATGTTGAAAAACTTTTAAACACTTACTATCCAAATAAAGATTTCATTTTAAATACTGCTTATATTCCCGTAACAGAAAATATGTTATTTCTTAATTTAGGTAAAACATATAATTTTCCTTTATTTTCAGAAGAATATGAAAAATTAAAAACTACTTATATAGAACAAAAAGATACAACTTTGGAAAATGAAATGCACACAAAATCATATATTGAAATTAAAAATTTATGGGAAGAAAAGGGTAAAAATCTTAATCTTGATGAATGCTTAAAAATTGAAGAATTGTCTTTAGAAATTACCCCAATTATTCCAGAAGGTGGGTGTATTGTTAATTGTTTATTCTGTCCTCAAAAAACATTAATAAATAATTATTTTGGAGAAAGAAAACTTTCATTAATTAATTTTAAAAAGATAATAGATAAAATTCCGGGCGATGTTGATATTGTGTTTGCAGGATTTGGTGAACCTTATATGCATAAAGATTGTACTGAAATGATTTATTATGCTTATCATCATTTTCATAAAGTTGCATTATTTACTACTGGTATAGGAATGACTATAGATGATTATGATAAGATTAAAACAATTCCCTTTGTAAGAGGGGAAAATAGAGGATTTTATTTACACGTACCAGATAATGAAGGTTATGCAAAACATATTATTACAAAACAATATCTTGAACTATTAAAACATATTAGTTTAGACCCCCCATCATCATTTTATATTATGTGTATGGGAACAATGCATGATAGCATAAAAGATTTATTTACAGAAAGATATAATTTTAATCTGTGGAATAGAGCAGGAAATTTAGATAAGGAAGAAATATATAAACCAGAACTTAAAAATCTTAGAAATATAAAATATTTTACTACAGTTAAAAGAGATAAATTAACAACTTGCAACCAAGCCGAAAATGTTCGTCACAATATTCTTCTGCCTAATGGAGATGTGGTATTATGTTGTCAGGATTGGGGTCTTGAACATAAATTAGGAAATTTATTAACACAAAATTATGAAGATATAATTCCTGCAATTAATACTCCTTTTGAATTATGTAAATCGTGTGAAAACGGAAAAATTTTATGACGGATCGGAAATTACGTTTAGAATATCATTTAACGGACTTATGCAACATAAATTGTAAAAGTTGTTCCCATTTTTCCTGTTTAGTAAAACATGAAGAACCAAAAACACTAAAAAAAATTGAACAGGATTTTGCAAAAATTTATCAATTAACTAATAATGGCGATAATAATCTGGTTGAAAAAGTAAGTATAATGGGTGGTGAGCCTCTTCTTTATAAGAATATTAATACAGCAATTCCTTATATAAGGTCTCTCTTTAAAAACGTTCCTATTACATTACTTACTAATGGCTCTCTCCTTTTCTACATGGGAAATAATTTTTACAAAATGATACGTGATAATGATATTTCAATAACAATTTCTTTTTATCCTATTGACATTGATTATGAAAATTTAAGAACTTTTTTTAGTAATAAAGGAATAGAATATTTTAATACTTATACTATTCTTAAAGAAAATATAAGAGTATTTGATACTAAATTCTTTCATCCGTATCATGATGAAAATTATGAGCAATTACATTATAATTGTCGATGGAGAGAATGGTGTACTCAATTAGTGGATGGAAAAATATATTTATGTGCTTTAATTGCTTATTTTAAATTTTTTGATGAAGAATTTAAAGATCAACACATTATTGAAATAAATGAAACAGATTGTATTGATTTAGAAAAAATAAATACTTGGGAAGAATTACAAATAGAAAGAGATAAAGTTCCTCATTTTTGTGGGTATTGTCGTGGGCTTGATAAAAATTTAGAAGAATGGGAATATACAAGAAAAAATATTAACGAATGGTATTATTAAAAATGAATAAATATGATTAACGATTACAATTACAACATAGCATTACAACAATTTATTTTTGATCCCAAAAATCCCCATTATAATTTTACATTGGGTAGGTTTTATGAAGAAGAGGGGCACACCGCATCTGCTTCGTCTTTTTATATAAGAACTACAGAATTTGGAGATGATGAATTACTTTCTTATGAAGCATTATTACGATTATCCTTATGTCTTTCTAAACAAGGTTCAAGAACATTTATGGTAAAAGGTATTTTATTAAGAGCAGTGGCTTTACTTCCCGATAGACCTGAAGCATATTTTTTATTAAGCAGAACATATGAATATAACAAAGATTGGCAAGAAGCATATACATGGGCAAATCTTGGATTAAAATTATCAAAAAAAGTATACGAACCATTAAAAACAAATGTAGAATATCCTGGCTTTTATGGTTTTACTTTTGAAAAAGCGGTTACGGGATGGTGGATTGGACTTTATGATGAATCCCTTCATTTATTCAGACAATTAAATAAAAACCCAAATATGGAATCAATTTATATTCAATCCGTTAAAAATAATCTTAATAATCTTATAAATTATAGTATAGATTTACAATATGATGAAATTTTATATGAAAGACTTAAAATAAAATTTCCAGAATCCATTAAAATTAAAAGAAATTATTCACAATCATATCAAGATATGTTTATTCTTACAATGCTTAATGGCAAACAAAATGGTACATATGTAGAAATTGGCTGTGGAGAACCATATTATAAAAGTAATACTGTTCTTTTGGAAGAAAATTTTAATTGGTCTGGTATATCAATTGATATTGATGAATATTATGTTAATGAATTTAATAAAGTAAGAAAAAGTAAAGCAATATGTGCAGATGCTACTAAGTTAAATTATAATACTCTTTTAGAAAAAAACACTTATGATTATCTCCAAATTGATTGTGACCCTCCAATTATTAGTTATCAAATTTTATTAAAAATACCATTTGAATTGTGTAAATTTGCAGTTATAACTTTTGAACATGACCATTATTTAAGCGAAAGTAGTGAAATAAAAGAAAAATCAAGAAAATATTTATCTTCATTTGGTTATGTTTTATGTGTTGGTGATATTGGGTGTAATAAATATAATAGTTATGAAGATTGGTGGGTACATCCCGATCTTGTAAGTCAAGAAATTATTAATAAAATGCAAGATGTGTCAAATAATGTCAAAAGAGGTGCTGATCATATGTTGAACAAATTTTAGAATATCACAGATTCAAATTATGAAACATTAAGAAGAATTGATTATTATTTTTTGTATTTATAATAAATTAAAATATATATGGTAATAATAAAAATTCAAATAAAAAATGCCAAAAAAATATAGAAATATAAATGAGCAGGTTTTAAGAATGAAAAAACTTTCAGTTATTAATGAAATATCTGTAAATAACAATCAAAGTACTCAACAAGCACTTGCCATTGATAATGAATTGGAAAATGGATTGAAATTAGCAATTCAAAATTTGCCACAACAAATGCCATTCATTACCAATCAAATATTAAAAGCAAAAGAAACTCAAACTCAGACAATTACAGGTGAAGAAAATAAAATTAATGAAATTGGGATTGGAATAAATATTGGCACAACATTAACAGCACCAAAAATAACAGAATTATTAAATAGATCAGTTAGACAACTTGGGTTCAAAACAGATGTTAATTTAATTAGAAATTTTGGTCAAAAGTTAAGTATTTTAGGACAAAAGTGGCATCTTCTTTATTTGAAACCAATTGAAAGAGCAATTATTCCTTTTACTAAAAATTTGAGTCCTGAAAATAAAAAAATCTGGTCGGAAAATATATTACTTTCATTTATTGTTGGTATCGGAATTATATCGGCACAAAGAGCAATTATGTCTGCACAACAAGGAAGTGTTGGATCATCAACTCTTGAAAATACTCTTGGAAATATTAGGGCAAATGAAATTGCGACTATGTTTAAAGATATATTACCAAGAATTATTGGGGCAATATCTAACGAAGTAACTACTGTTTAAATGTATTTTCCTGTTACTGAAAAAGTACCACCCGAAGGATAAGTAGGTTTTTTATTTATGAATGAATCAAGAGTATCATTTATTTTATTAACAAAAATAGTATTAACTAATTCTTTAGCATTAATACTACTTGGATATTCATAATTTTTTAAAAGAGGATTGAGAGATAATTTAAAATACATTTTTTCTTCAGTAATTAATTCCTCATTATCTTGATTATAAAACAATTGTAATTTTCCTGTTTTAGCATTATAGAAATAAAATTTAGAATATAATATATTTGTTTGTCCGGTTAAACTATCAATATACCAATTTGGTAAATAATAATTAGTAAATTCATCATCTACGGTTAAAATATATTGTGTATTAATATTATATATAGGAACAAACAGAAATCCATTATAATATCCTGAGTGTAATAAAGTTTGCTTTTCTGATTTCATAGAATCATATATTTGTATAATATAAAAACTTCGATATATCATTTCAGTATTTAAATCAATTTCATTCTGAGTAAAACCAGCGTTTAATAATGAATAGTTATAATTGTTACCATTATAAAAATTGAAATTATATTCAACAGGATAAGAAGAAGATGTAAATTTAAAAGTATCTTTGTCAACAGCTGGATTGATGGAAAACCCAGTTTCTTTTTCAATAAAATTATTTATGGATTGTTCTAAACCATTAAAATTTTCATCGGATGATAATGGCAAAGGAATGCTAAAATCTTTTCCTGTGTTTCTTATTTTAGTTTTAATTATTTGCATGGTTTCCCAATATCGGTTAAATTACTGTTAGGTTGTGAACTAATGAAAGTATCTTCTGCATATGAAATTTGGTTAAATACGCTTGCAGTATTATCATCAGTAAAATCTGGTTTTATTATTAATATTATGTTGTTAAATACATATTGTTTCTGATTAACAAAAGGATAATTTACCCCGGCAGCTGTTAAAGGATCAAGAAATCCTCTATCTAATAAATTTCTCCAAACATAATTTCCATCATTATCAATTTTAGTCGCATAAGTAGGTACTTTTATTATGTTTTCATATGAGGTTCCTGAAATATTTGCAGTTTGAATACTATCATCAAAAACTCTAATTGTTATTGGAATAAAGGGATAGTATTTCCACTTTAATGTTAATGTATTTGAAGAATAAGGAGTATAAATATAAAATTCTTGTTGATTAATTGTTTGTTGTGTAAATTGATATTTATCCCAAATAATAATATCACCCGTTAATGTATTTCCACTTACTAATGGAATAGAATTAAATTTGGCAATTACGGTATTGCCAAATGAATCATATGTTTTGTATTCCATAGTTTCATAATTACCACTATTATTTTCTTGGGATTGATATTCACAATAAAGATATAATTCTGTTAATGGAAAATTAAGTCCATCATAACGATTTTCAAGATTAAAATCGGTATTAAAATTCCAAGCATATTCCTGTTCTCCAAAAACATTTGTTGAAAATCCTGCGTTATAAATTTCAAAATTATTTAAATTTGATATTACTTGATAATTTTTAATAAAAGTACCTCCAGTATTTCCGGTTATTAATGCAGTATATGCCGTTGTTGAAGCAACCAAATAAAATTTGAAATCAGTTATTATTGTTTTAGTTTCTGCGGTAGTAGAAGGAGAAAGTATGGTAAAAAAATCTTCTATTGCATTATAATTTTTTATTATTTTATTTAAAGGAGATAAATATTCAATTTTGCCGTATAGTCTATAAACATCAGTATCTTGTCTTTCTTCATCAAAAACCTGACTTATATCTAAAACATTATTAATGTCATATTCAATTAATAAATTTTTTGAAGATGATAATGGTAAAGGAATATTCAAATCCTGATTAATAGAATTTATATTTTTGAATAGTCCTAATTGTATTTTATCTTCCATTATAAAATGTTTAAATCGAATATTAATTTTATACAATCCGTATTATACATTCCTTTAAAAAGGAATGCTTGATTTGTTGCACCACTATAATCAATTCCATTACGATAATCCATAGCATTTAATTCATAATCCGGACTTACTCCTAAATTTGATGGTTCACGATATAAATAATTACCAATTAAATTAGTACCACCAATAGTAATATCATATTTATTTAACCCTCTTAAAGGAAGAGTATTTAAATTAACAATATCTACTCTTGGCACTTCAACAAATGTTGTTTGCATCGCATTAGCTCTTGTTGCAACAAACCTTGTGTTATAATTATTACCAATGAGATGTTGTTCTACATTATAATTATTAGGAGAGACAAAAAATTCTCCATTATTACCTTTAAATCCGTCTTTATATGGTTCAAACCAAGTATCTGCTGCATTCATATCTCTTCCAGTAGCAGAACTATAAGTCCAATTGATTTGTGGAAAATACATTGCAAAATTTAACCATTGTGCTCCAAAATAATATTCATTTGATTGTAGATTTTGAATATTTGCGGGAAAATCATATTTATAACCATTATTTATTGGTATAGTATTTTGAATATCATAACCATATGTTGAACCAGATAAATAGTCAAAATTGCCAACTGCTTTAAATGCATATGATGATCCGGAAAGATAATCAACGTCTCCCTGAACTTTAAATGCACCTATTTGTTGGGTAAATAATGTAGGTGGTACTGGTAAATAGTTTGGTATTCCACTTTCTGTTGTTTGCGTTGGGAAAAATTGTGCAACACTATATAATTTATTTGCTTCAAAAATATAATATTGTTTTCTCCATATTTCAGATTGTTTATAATTATCTGAAGTAGTATCACTTCTATCATAATCTCTCAATCCAAAATTATATTGGGGGATTTTAAATCGAAGTCTTGCATTATTTGGGGTATTTCTTCCCTTCCATTTTTCATCATATGCTTTTGTGATATCAAGATTTTCATATTCTAAAAAAATCATACCTAAAAATTGACTAAAAACCCCATTTGAAGAATTATCGCTAATTACAATTTCATTTCCAAATTCATCAGTAATAACTCTTCTTCTATTACATGGAATTTCAAATAAAAATTGCCCACTATCAATATAGCTATAATATAAATTTGGGTCTAATTCAATAATATCTGTTTTAGTATTAATTGTCGTACCACTATTAGATATATCATTATCAATTATTGTTTGATCAATAGAAGCTGGATAAGTAAATATTTTAGCTGTAATTTTCCCAATTCTATTTATTCTTGCATCTAGATTAACATTTGGATCATCTGATATTTTATAAAATCCGTCATTAAGATCATTATGTTCTGGTGACCCCCATATCGCATCTTGTCCCATAGTAAATGTCGACCCAAAAAGAACAAAAGTAGACATAAGTTCAGCTCTAATCCTAAAATCTTGACGGGTAATGCCAATAGTAAAATTTGATGAATCTCCCCAAAATGGATATATTTCTACAGAAATTTCCTGAGTTTCAATATTTGGTAAATCATTTAATTCCCTTTGTTCTTTTATTTTTGTATTATTATCTGTAAATAAATTAGATGAATATCCAAGATTTGTTATCATTGATGTTGGTGTCATTGAATATTTCCCAATATCAGTTATATCAACAGACATATGTACTGTCTGAATACCTATTGGTACTCCAAATAACATATAATCACCAACATTATTTGTTTTTGTTACATATTTATAATATTTCTCATAAACTTCTAAAATTGTTTCATTAGTAACAATTTCTTCTTTAGTTGGAAATGAACCAAATGGTTGTTTAGGTTTTATTGTTGAAGTTTCGGGGTTTAATCTACCAACTCTTGGTAATAAATTATATCTTTTACTATCTTGATTTTTATCAGTTGGTCTTTCATATGGATATAAAGAAAAAATATCTGAATCATTTTTATCTATATCTGTAATTGGAATAAAAACTGAAATTTTAACATTTGGTATTCCAACTCCACCATTAGCAGTTACTCTACCAACTAAAACTCCATAATCTGCATTAAAATTCTGATAAATATCTTTTTGATTAATTTCTAATGATAATATTTCTAAAAAATCAATATTTTGTTCAAGATTAAATTTTATGTATTTTTCACTGATAGTATTAATGTCAACTTTGATTCTTTGCGATTTATTCATTTTTATTTAAGAAATAAGTGTTTTTTACATCTAATAATAAATACTAAATTATAAAAAACATTGATTTTGAGATTTTAAAAAGTATTTATAAAAAAATACTAAAAATAATTAGTAATAAAATAATAAAGATTTTAAATATATTTAAAAATGGCAGAATTTGTTTTCACATCACCGGGTGCTAAATTTCGTGAACGTGATTTGACATTTGTACAGAGAAATGTAGGAATAACAACATTAGGTAGTGTTGGAGAAACTCAAAAAGGTCCTGCTTTTGAGCCTATCTATCTTCAAGATAAAGGAGAATTTGGAACACGTTTTGGTGGTCAAAGTACTGAAAAATTTGATAATAATGGACAGTTAAGGTATCAATTACCATATACTGTAAATTCTTATCTTGAAGAATCTAATCAACTATGGGTAACTAGAGTACTTGGATTATCTGGATATGATGCAGGATATGCATGGGCAATTACTTTAAGTGCTGGTGCAGATGATTCTACTTCTGGAATTACTTCAACAACACCGGGAACGGCATCATATATTAATGGAGTTTATCTTGGCATTGCTATTAACCAAATAGGGGATAATGGTAGTGTTTTTCTTGGATGGGTTAAAATAGGTTTAAATACTTTTACAGGTTCAACAATAGCTTTTACTGCTACTACATATACTGGTGGTTCTGGTAATGTAGATAAAAAGACATATGATCTTTCGGCAACATCATATATTGAATATGAAAACATGGTATTAGCTGTTATTCGTTCAAGAGCAACTATTGAAGATGTTGAAAATGCTTCAATGTTAACTAATTTTGATATTAATAGTTTAACTATAACAGCAAATAATACAAATACTGGAACTGGTGATTTATTTGGTAAATTTACTTTAACTGCAAAAAGTGGTACAACGAGTGAAGATTATATTGTTTCACTTGATTCAAATGGAAGAGAATATTTACCAAATGTTGTTGGTAATGAACCAAAAGGAAAAAATACTAAAATTTGGGTTGAAGCAATCTATCCTGATTTAATTAAAAAAATAGATGCAGAAGGTTGGGGATATGGTGTTAATACTTCTATATTGAAAGCAACAACAGATGCTTTTACAAATTATAAAGAACAATTTCAAACACCTGAAACACCTTGGATTGTTTCGGAATTACGTGGTAACAAAATTGAAAAATTATTTAAATTAATTTCTATTTCCGATGGAAATTCTGCAAATCAGGAAATTAAAATCTCAATAGTAAATATTGATCCTGTTGCAAAAGAATTTGATATTATAATTCGTGATTTTAATGATAATGATGAAAATGTAATTGTTCTTGAATCATTTACTCGTTGTACAATGGCTAAGGGATTAAATAATTATGTTGCACAACGTATTGGAACTTCTGATGGTGAATATGATCTTTTAAGTAAATATGTAATGGTAGAACTTGATCCAAATGCTCCTGAAAATGCATTTCCTGCTGGGTTTGAAGGATATAATTTTAAAAATTATGCTATTTCAGCAACTTCAGCATCATATAGTGGAAGAACACCATTAATTATTTATAAAACAGAATATGCTTCAAATGAAAGACTTAATCGTGTTTATTTGGGTATTTCAGAAAAGGGTTATGATGCAACTGGATTAAAAGGAAGTGGTATTAATCAAAATTTGTTTAATTATATTGGACAAAGTGCTTTTGTAAAATCAAAAGGATTCCATATGGACTCAGGAGCAACTTTAACTACTACTGGTGGAACTCCTACTCCTTTTTATGATGGAACATATGAAATCGGATATTTTGATGTTGGTGCGGGTAAATTCCAATCAGCAGCAGATATAGTTACTGGTGAAATTTATGGTGATAAAAGAAGTAGAAAATTCACTCTGGTTCCTTATGGAGGATTTGATGGTTGGGATGAAAATCGTGGTGGTAGATCATATGGCGATTTATATAGAACTGGTGGTATTTATGATGGTGTTGCTGCTGGCATCACTCCAAAAACAGACTTTATTGCTTGGTCAACTGCAATAGATACTTTCTCAAATCCCGAAGAAGTTACTATTAATTTGTTTACTACTCCCGGTATTAATTGGTCTGATCAAAATATACTTATTACAAATACTATTGATATGATTGAGCAATCACGTGCGGATTCACTTTATGTTATTGATACCCCTAATGTTGATGTTGATTTTTCATTTGGTGATAAAAGATCAGATGTTATTGCAGCAGAAGATATTGTTGATTTACTTAGTAGTGCTGATATTGATTCTTCATACTCAGCAACATATTTTCCTTGGATACAAAAACGTGATAATGAAAATAATGTAAATGTTTGGTTACCACCCACAGGAGAAGTTGTAAAAGCAATGGCATTTACGGATAATGTTAAATTCCCTTGGTTTGCTCCTGCTGGTTTAACTCGTGGAGTTATTGATGCACGTAAATCTAAATATAAAATGTCATTAGATGCTCGTGATATCCTTTATGCAGGTAGAATTAATCCAATGGCTGATTTTGCAGACGTTGGTACTGCAATATTTGGGCAAAAAACTCTTCAAATTAAAGAAAGTGCACTTGATAGAATCAATATTCGTAGATTATTGCTTCAGGTTAAGGTTCTTATTTCTAATATTGCAGTTCGTCTTATATTTGAACAGAATGACCAAACAACTATTGATCAATTCTTAGCAAAAGCAAATCCTGTATTAGATACTATTCGTAGAGAAAGAGGTCTTACAACATTTGAAATAAAAATGGATAGTTCAAATAATACCCCTGAATCAATTGATAGAAAAGAATTATATGGAGAAATATATATACAACCAACTCCAGCATTAGAATATATAGGTATAACATTTACACTTACACCTGCGGGTGCATCATTTGCTGATCTTGGAATATAAAATTTAAAGAAAAGTATTTATATAAAAATATTCATATTGTTTTTATATGAATAATTAAATAATAATTATGATTAAACATAAATAAAATAAAATGGCTAATGAGCTTGTGCGTGGGATTCCGTTTGATTACGAACCTAAGCGTGAAAATAGATTCTTTGCAGAATTTGCAGATGAACTTGGAATTGAAGTTTGGAAAGTACAAACATTTAAAAGACCTTCAATGGTTATAAATTCAGTAGAAATACCTTATATTAATGAAATGAATTATGTTGCAGGAAAGTACCGTTGGGAAACAATGGATATTACATTTATTGATACGATAGGTCCGTCAACATCACAACAATTAATGGAATGGGTTCGTTTACATGCTGAATCTTTAACTGGACGTATGGGATATGCTGCTGCATACAAGAAAAATATATTATTGAAAGCACTTGATCCTACTGGTGTAGAAGTTGAAAAATGGTTTATAGAACAAGCTATGATCACTAATATTAACGCTGGCAATAATGATATGGATTCAGATGCAGTTCAGATGATTACTCTCACAATACAACCGTATAGATGTATACTTAATCTTTAATACTATTGGATTTAAAGGTAGGAATAAAGGATTATTAATTATTTTATTAATAATCCTTTTTTAATTTCTTTATCTCTTTTTCCGGAACATTTTTAATTATTTCCCTTGGATAATTTTTTATATCATAAAATTTATTATAAAATTTATAAGTATTAATATCATAATGTCTACCATAATGAAGTATTTTAGTTTTTAATATTTTGCCTTCTTTTATTCTCCATTTTTTTGCACTAACAATATCTCCTCTTTTATATTTATTCTTTTTTATTTTTTTTAATTTTTTAAATAAATTTGGATAATATATTTTCAAATGATAAATTTGATTATTAGTTGTTTCAATTTCACTAAAATTAGTTTTAAGGATTAATTCCTGTACTGCATGTGTATATTCGTGAATTAAAACTGATTCAAAATATTGTTTTGGTGTTAATAGCAATCCCTTTATTGGGGTTAAATATTTACTTTTTTTTCTTGGATAAAAAAATATTACTTTGTTTTTTATAATTGACAATACAATATGTCTATTTATTATATGATCATGATAAAACGTTTTTCCTCCATCTTTTTTTAATATAATTTTTATCTTATTTAAAGGGGTTAAATCATATTTCAAATATTGGTTTTTTAATACTTTCTGAATAATAATAAACGCTTCTTTTAATTCTTTTTTTAATTTTGGAAATTCTTTAATATTTTCAACTGAGTTAATTGTGAGATTGATCATGATAAAATTAAGTTATGTCGTTAAAAGTTTATTTTCTTCAAGCATTATTTTCACATAATATTCTTTATCCTTTGCTTCATAAATTTTATAAGTATCATCTTTATCTGGTGGTAACCAAATAATATTACATTTTCCTATTTTTATTTTTGTATTTTTTTCAATTATATATTTATATGTTGATAATTGTAATGAACATATTTCTAAATCAGAAGCTTCTATCATACCTAATCTTCCTAATAAATATCTTTCTGATTCTTCTGTAAATTCTCTATGTGTTTTATAATCCCAAATCTGATATTCATCTTCTTTTAAGTTATAAACTAATAAATCAACCATTCCACCAATACCATATTCTTCATCACAAAGAACATATTCTGTTTTAATTGGAATTAGAATATATTTATAATCTAGATATAATTTATCAATATGATTTTTTTGTATAATATATTCATTATATATTGGATCATAGCCTAATTCAGAAAGAACCAGTTGTTTTGGATATGTAAATATTTTATTATTAAATATATATTCACCATAATTATGAACAATAGAACCTTTTAATGTTGCTTTTTTATTTATAAATTTCCAAGCATCAATAACTTCCCATTGTTCCAATCCAAATTCATTTGCTTTTATTTCTGACCAATAATTTTCATCAAATTCTTCAGTATATTTGCTTATTAATTCAGTTACAGAGATCAAACATTTACCATTAACATAGTATTTGTGGGGAATGTCATCAAATTTAACTTTATTAAAGGATGTAAAAAATTTTGAAATTTTATTATTCATTAAACAAAAATAGATTAAAAAATATTAATAATCAAGAAATTTTAATTAATTAGTTATTATGTTTTTTTGTAATATTTGTGAAAAATCAATTTTTTCAAGATCAATAATAATTCCTGATTTATCTGAAGGCAGGTTAGAATAAGGATGTAAATGCTGTAATAATGCTTTGCGTATTACTTCAAGTGCATCAACTAGAACATCACCACGAGCAATAGGATGCCCAGTATTAAATATATTATTTCTATCTTTTTGGTCTAATTGACCGAATTTATATTTTGGATTTCCACTATGTGAAATTAAACCAATACGGTCTGCCATTACTATTGAACTACTTATAGTACTACTTCCCGTTACTTCATATGTTAATCTAACAGATGCGGGATTTTTTTTATTTAAAGATAAAATATTATTAATTTCATGTTTCCCTGCTCTTATTTCAACATCTTTTTCTCTTAATATAAAATCGGTGTTATCTCTACCAATTAATGCGATATCTTCTAATTCTGGGAAAACTCCTTTTGCATCAGGATATGTTGATGGTGCTTTTTCGGGTGCAACTAAACCAATATTTGTGGTTGAAAGTGCGGTATAATATGCATCAAAATTTATTTTATGTAATTGTGAAATGACACTACCCATCCAAAATCTACTTCTTTGAGGATATTTAGTATCCTCAATAAATATTCTGACTATTTCACCTACTTTGGGATATAGATGAAAAAATTTTGGTAACATAGGATATGCCCAAGGAATGTTTTCATTTAAAATTTTACTATCTAAATCAGGAAGTCTTACTTGTATTCTACCACCATCGGTTTCATCATTAATAGATATTACCTGTCCCCAATAAATATTTTTTACTTCTTTTTCAGTATTAATATTTCTTTTATATGGGTCTGATTGTAATATGGTTTTTTTTTCGTACACTATTCGTTTTGTTTTTCCGTTAATACCTCCATTAATTCAACATATTTTCCTTCTAAATTTTCAAGTTTTGCAAGCATGAAATCTATTTGTTTTTGTTTTTCTTCAATAATAATAATTTCATCTAAAATTTCCTTTTTTATTCCATCATGTTGTTGTTTAATATCATTTAAAAATTTTAAAATTTCAATTGGTGTGTTATTTTTATATTCTTCGTTCATATTATTGAATTATCCCGTAACCTTTAATATAAGTTATTGTACTTCCATATACTGTAACTGGTCCCGAATCTGATGACCCTGCTGCTGTTAATGCAATTCCCGGAGGTACTGCGACAGGTATAAATACATCTTCTAATAATGATCTAACAATTTCTTCAATTCTTATACGTTCCATTATTTCATCAGGTGCAATTCCACCAGAAGGTAATGCACCAATCGGAATTCCAGCTTCACCCTTTCTTGCAATAATTCGTGAAGCAATTTTTACTGGTGAAAGTCCGGGTCTTTTTTGAGTTCCGATTAAAATTAAAGGTGTTGGAATATTTGTTGGTATTCCAACATTTTGTAGAGTTAATATTTTATTAAAACCCGCTATTATTGAATTTATGTCAGTATAATTGATTGTCATGGCTTATGTTTTTTAATGTTTAATTTTATGTAAATGATATTAAACTTCTTATTATTGCTAAATACTGATTAATTTTTTCCTTTAGTATTGTTTTAGTAACTGGAATTATTAATGCTATTAATTCTTTTTTTACTAAATTGAATATAAATTCATTTATTGTAGATTTTACCTTATTTGAAAGACATGTAATTAAATTTTGGTTATTTTTAATATCATTAATAGGATTCCCAATATTTGGAATATCATTATTTTTAAAACCACTAAATATTCCTAATAATGCTCTTATTTGTGGTGGTGTTGTTATTGCTCCAACTAAAATAGATACAATTGATTTAATTAATTTTTTAAAAAAACCATCTTTTATTGTTTGATTATCTTGTTGTGCTTGTGTTGGATTTGATGAATTAAAACCACCCATTACTGTGTTTATATAAGCATTTCCAACCGTTGTTGGATCAGTTGAACCTGTAGTTGTTTTAATTAAATTTTGTAAACTATCAAGAGTAAGAATATTTCGTAAAGTGCCACAACCAAGATCAACATTTTGAATACCAGAATTTCTTTTTTTTGCGTTATTTTCAATATCTCTTAATTCTTCATTACTAATATCAATAGTTTGATTATCATTAATAATTTTATCTATTGTATTATTTAATTTTTCTTCTGCTATTGTTTGTTGTAATGTTTTATTTTGATTAATTGTAATTGTTCCAAAAATTCTATCAATAACACTTGCAGTAAATTGTTTTTCATCAATAATATTTAATCCATCTATATAATTATTTACAAAATTTCCAATAGTTTGATTTCCATCTAATGGTTTGATTGTTAATTTATCTAATGTATCATTATAATTTAATGTCATATTATTAAAAGTCACATCAGTTCCAGCATTGAGAATTGAATTATATAATTTATTATCAAAATCATTTGATTTATTATTATATAATAAACTACCAACCTGTGATGCAGGATCAGTTTTTAATTTACCATATAAATCAATATCTTTCATGTTTAATGAATATCCTGCTGATGTAAAATTATTTGATAATAATTGATCTGAATTATATTGAGAAAATTGTTTTTTTAATTCCGTTTTTAATTCCGGTTCAACACCTCGTATAAATCCAGTCATTAATTCGCCAATTAGCGTTTTCAATACTTCACTTCCAACAAGAACAACTAATAAATCAAGAAGATATGGAATAATTTCTTTAGTATTGTTTATAGATGAAATAGAATTAGAATTAAGATCGGGTATATTAACTTTTTCTTTTATTGAATTATATGCACCAATCTGAGTAAAAATATTTTTTTTATCATCTATTAATCCCATGTAAAATATTATTCTTTATTTCCTCTTTTCTCTAATTCTTCTTCTACCATTCTAATTAAATCTTTTCTCTTTTGTGGAGTAACATCTTGATCTTCATCTTTTTCTTTTTTACTTTGTGCCTTATCTCTATCAAAAACTACTTCTTTTAAATATCTTAATAATACAAGTTTTTGATCTTGATTTTTTGCTTCAGCTAAAAGAAGTTTTACAATAGATTCTCCTATTGCTGCAATTTCACCACCTTCTTTAGCATGTTTTTCCCATTTGGTAAATAATCTTGCAATTTTTGCTTTAATGTTGTGAGAATCATTATAGATTTCCTGAAGAAGATCATTTACTGATTTTTCATTAAATTGTAGAAGTCGTCTTGTGGGCCTGGGCATTGTAATAAATTTTAATTCTTTTTGTTATTTATTATAAATACTAATTTTGAAATTTATTTATTGATTTTCTTCATTAAAAAATATTGTTTTTTCTATATAATAAATTTCTTTATATGGTTTCATTGACATTCTGATTTCTTTAGTAGATAATCCGGTTTGTTCTTTTAAGAATAATAAAATTTTATTTTTTGCAAAATTATTAGTTACTTTCTTAGTATATTTTCCATTTTCTGTTTCTTCCAAAAATAAAATATGCCAATTATTTAATACATTAATAATAGCTTCACCAACAATAACTTCATTTTTCTTTAATGATTTATCATCATCAATTTTTAGTCTCATTTTACCTATTACAATTTGAATTAATTCTTCTAATTCATTTTTAGTTTCTTCTTCAATTTGATAGGAATATTCTTTTTTTTGATCAATATCATCTGCATAATCTTCCCAAGGTAAATTAGTTTTTTTCTCATTATAACTTTTTTTACTATGATCCTTATAATAATTTCTTATAATAGTTTGGCAATAAGAAAATGCACGAGCTTTTTTACCAGATTTTGTTATTTTTTCAGGATTGTATTTTATCATATGCTCAACCAAATGAGACATGGCATTTGATTCAACTTCAGTAATATCATAATTTCCTATATGTATTGGATATCTTCGTAGTATAGTTTCAACCATTTTTTTAAATGGTTTTCTTAATATTTCATTGAATATTCTATGTTTTTCTGATATACTTTTGGTATTGATATAATCTATTACTGCTCTTTCTTCATTATCAGAAAAATACATTTTTTTTTCTGGTATTTTTTTCTTTTTTCTTCTTCCCATTTATATGTATAATACAACATATTGTAATTATTTTTTTTCAGATTCAGCAGTTGCTAATTGTAATAAAGACATATCAATTGGTCTATCTGTAAAAAAATTATATTCTTTTTTTGCAGTATCAAACCAGAATTTTCTTTCTTTCATTGACATTGTTTTTGCATATGAATCAAATAAACTACCTTCCCTTATTGCAAGATGCATATATCCAATTTTTGGTATTGTAAATATTTTTGACCCATTATTTAACATTCTTAATAAAAATTCATATTGAAATGTTAATTTAATATTAGATTTATATTTTCCAGCTCCAATAAATTCTTCCTTTTTGAATATGGCACCACAAGTTTTAAAATCAGTATATTCATTTAATGCCCTTGTATTTAAATATCCTACTTCACCATTTTCACCAACAAATTGTCTTGCCCAAACAGTTTCATTTGTTAATTTTAATCGTTGTCTTTTATCATTTACTTCAATAATAATTGGTAGAAATAAATCAATTTCCGGGTATGCTTCAATATATTCTTTTACATTTTTAAAATATGTACTACTATATTCATCATCAAATTCCAAAACAGAAAAATATTCAGTACCAACTTGTTCAACACCTAAATTTACTTGACTTTGAAAGTCGGTTTTTCCTTCATTTTTAATAAAATTTATATTAAGTTTTGTTTCTGTTAAACTTTCTTTAAATTTTATAATTTCCGATTCTATTTTATTAACAAATACTATTAATATTGAAGGTAAATTATCGAGATTTTCTTGTTTTTCTACTGAAGTAATTGCTGCTTTTAATTGCTGTTCTATTTTTTCATTATATTCGTGTATGGGAATTATTACTGTTACATCCATTTCTTTTTTATTTTTTAATTAAAATTATTTTTGTTCTTCTATTGTTGTTTCGGTATTATTTTGAAGGACGGTTGGAGGTTCAACAACAATTGATGGTTCATTTATTTTTATTGTTTTTTCAAATAATTCAATTCTTTCATTTAAAAATTTTTGGTATATTACTTGAAGTTGACTTTCAGCATCTTTTTGATTATATTTTGCTCCAATTTCAGTCATAACATTAAAAACATTATTATCAATAGTGTCATCAAGAAATTTAGTTATTAAATCACCAATTAGAATAGGAATTGCATAAATATCTTGCGTCCAAATACCCGTATTTTCTTTTATCTTTCCTTCATTATCAATAAGATACTCTGGTATAATATCTGGAACTAATGCAATTGGAATAGTTTTACATTTCATACATTCAATTGGAAATGTACCAAAAGATGCTATTCTATCAATCCAAACCCCCGCAAAATTTTCACTTAGTCTATTAGCATAATCAATTCTACGCATTGTTTTTGGTGGTTTTGAATTGGTAAGCATGGTATCAAAAGTAACAAAACTATATTCCGGATATTTTGCATAAAATAATTTCACTACCTTTGCAATCTCATTTGTATTTCTACCTACAATAGAAATTATAAAATTTTTAGGTTTTTTTGATGGGACAAAATAATCTGGAACACCAACATTATATATATTAATATCATAATTTTTTCCAAAATATTCTTTAACAATATCTTTTAAATTATCAGAAGTTGTTATAATCTTATTTATTCCAAATGTAGACCAGTCTGTTCCGGGAATTAAAGCATTTAACATATAATCAATTGATTGTAGAAATCCAACACGAATGCATGGTAAATTTTTAGTCGCTTCCATTACATTTGAAAATATTTCGGGTATAATTAATATGTCTTCAGGTCCTACTGTTAATTTTAATTTTTCCATTGAAATATGTTCAAAATTGGTTAATTCCGGTTCAATCCAATCTGGAATCTCATAGTTGCTAACATCTGTCAAAATTTTAACATTATACCCCATTCTTTTGACCACTGTTGCATGAAAGTATATCTCATATATAGATGCTGCCGGATTAGGTGTTTGTGCTACAGCGAACAAAAATTTAGATTCTTTGCTTCTTATTTTTCTTAAAGCTTCTTTTACCTTTTCCTGTTGTGAAAGTTGTTCTCTTTTTAATGCCTCTTCTTTTTCTTTACTAATATCTGCCATATTAAAGTTTATTTATTTTATTGTTTTAATTTTTCTATATATTCATCACAGAATTGTGCAAGTAATTCTGCTTCTATATCAATATATTGATTTAATTCTTCCATTTTTGTTTTATTTTTTTCAAAGAAAGTTTTTAATTCTTTTATTAAATTTTTCATATTAATATTTAATTTGTTATATCTATATATTCTACATATTGCTGGAAGTACTAATGTATCAATGATATTAAAATTATTAATATTAAAAGTAATATAAACATTATTTTCTTTTAATATTTTAATTGCTTCATTATAATAATTAGATAATATTTTTTTTCTTGATTATTTAATTCATTGGGAACTAAACCCATTTCAATCCAATCTATTTCTCCTACAAAAGCAATTGCATCTTCAAAAGTGAAATTTGATTTTTTCTCCATAATTATTATTTATTTTATTGTTTTAATTTTTCTATATATTCATCACAAAATTGTGTTAATAATTCTGTTTCACCATCAATAGATTGTTGATATTTATCTATTATTCCCTTATTTATTTTAAAAAAGATTGTCAATTTTTTTAATAAATCTTCTATATTAATATCCGTTTTATTAGTTAAAGAATATATTTTTTGTATTGCAGGAAATATTAATATTTGTTTATATTGACTACTATTTTCATTAAGATGTAAATTATATTTTCCTAATAAAAAAAGTGCCTTATTATATAATTCACATAATTTTAACATATCTTTTACTTTAACAAATTTTAAAAATCCTATTTCTCCCCATTTTTCTATTTTATATTTTTCTTTATTAATATTTCCAATATATTTTTCTGTAAATTCAAAAACTAATTTTGCTTCTTCATCAGATGTCATATTTGTTTTATTATTATATAGTATTTTTATATAATTTTTTAAATTAATATATAAGTCTTTAATATTAATGTTTTTATTTTTTGTTTCCCTATATATTCTACTTATTATTGGTATAAATAATGTTTTGAGAATAATATTTTTCTCATTTATTAAATATATTTGGGCAATTTCATAATAATTTGATAATAATTTTTTATCTTTTTCATTTAAATTACCAGAAAGAAGACCCATTTCTTTCCATTTTTTAATTATTAAATTTTTCATTTTTTATTATTATATTAATTCCCCATTTATGATATTTAGTCTATATCTATTATAACCCTCCATATCACTTCCAGTATTTTCTAATTCACCATTAATTATATGAACATCATATTTTTCTCCAAGAATGTTTATTTTTAAATTAATTAAATATATATTATTAATAATAATTGAATTATCATGAGAATATAATTTTAAATTTTCTTTTACATAAAAAATAAAAAAATTCCATTTAATATTATTAAATTTATAAATATTCATTTCAATTTCTTTGCTTGAAGATATAACTTCAACTTCTGACATTATCAAATTTTCCAAAAATAATATTTCAATTTTTTTATTATTCAATATTAAAGTTCCTATTTTCATTTTATTATTTTTCTTCTTTTTTTGGAATTTAGAAATCTCCTTCTGGAAAATCATATTTTATTGGTTCTATATATCCAATTAAATTATCAAAAATAATATTAGGTTTTGTTTCTATAATTTCACCTTTATCATTTTTAATATATGTTTCAACTAAATCAATAATATTATATGCTTCAAAATTTTTAATAATATCATTATTAAATGGTCTGATTATTTTAATTACTTCTTTTCCTTCTGGAACATTATTTAATTTTTCTGGATCGGTAGTAATTAAAATATCTACATAATTCCAAATCTCATTATTCTCTTCAACAAAATGAAAATTCTTTATTCTAGTTGATATTTTACTTAAAAAGAAAAGAGTGGGTGATATGGTAAACCAATTTTCTTTTGATATAATAGAAATTTCAAATTGATCTTTATATTTAAGAAAAAATTTTTCAATATCACGATCCTCATTTCTATACATCATACTTGAATGTCCAAAAATTTCCAAACAATAATCTTCATATAAAAATCTTTTATAAACATCTCGTGCTGGTATTATTTCTGTTTTTGGTTTGAATGCTAAAAAATCTACTGGTGCTTCTCCTGTTTTAGGATTAACCTGATAATCTTTTGGTGATATATTATCTGGAAGGTCTTCATTTAAATATTTTATTGTTTCCACCTTATCCTTCCAATGATATTTATTCCAAAAATCCATTGTATAAGCTTCTGATTCTTCTGGAGCATTATCTTCTCCAAATTCACTCATATAATATGTATCAAACTGTTGCCAAAGAGCTCTTAATACTTCGTTAATATCTATACCGATTCTTTTTTTATTATTCATATTTTTTAAATTTCTAAAATTATATCGCCTTTATTTAGTTTCATTATTTCGGTACAAACATTAGATAACCCATATTCACAATTAGTACCATCAATCCAAACTTCATATTCTTCACCAGTTTCTTCATTTATTTCTGGTAAATCTTTTATCCAATATTTTAATTCTCGAATTGTAATTCCATTTTTATTAATTAAACTTTCCATGTTTTATGTTATTTTTTTTCTTTAATTTTAGGCACAAGTATTAACATATCATTAAGTGTGGTTGTAATAAGATTATTAATTTCGTTAATACCTTCTTTTAAATATAAGGGATCAATACAAACTCTAAAATTATTTCCAGCTTCTTTATTTAATATTTCAATTAATTCTTCTAATCTCATTGTATCTATTTGTAATAATGGAATTTCATCATTTTTTTTATAATCTTCCAATACTATTTTATATTCTTCATTATTTATTTTATAAACAGCAGTAACATTAATTTCAGTCTCAAAAATGTTTTGAATTATTGTAATAGCATTATTTATTTTGTTTCGATAAAAATTATTATCTAATTTTTCTCTTATTTTTTCTACTATTTTTTTAAATTCTTCCTTACCATCAGGCATTTTTATCTAAAAGTTTTATTTGATCTGTTAATTTTACATGCAATTCATCCATTAGTAAACGATGTTTTCTTATTAAATCAGTATCGGTAATATACTTTGGATTAATACATTCTATTCTTGTTTCACTTTCAACTGGAATAAAAATACATTCTGCTTTTATTGATATAGGAGTAATTTTTTTCATAATTTTATCCACATATTCATCAATATCTATAGTTCTTATATTATTTATTGAAATATAAAAAACTAATATTAATGATTTATGTACTTCATCATCATAATAATTAATGGTATCACATTTTGTTGTTCCTGTAGTCATTTTATTTTAAATGAATTAAATCTCAACACTTTAGATTGAGATTTAATTCCCTTGTTTAATTGAATTGTATTATTAATATTAAAAAATTTAATCTTATATATTTATTATACGTAAAATTTTTTCAAATTCTTAAAAATTTAAATATTTATTTTGTTAAGTATTTATATAAAATATAATAAAAATGATAATTTTTTAAAAAAATGGCAGAAAATCAAAAAAAAGAACTCACAGAAAAAGAAATTAATGAAAAAGCACGTAGTGATGCTTTTAGGAGATTTCATGAATCAAAAGGAGAATTAAACCCTTCAAAAGAAAATTTTGCAACTGCTGCTACTGTTGCACCACGTATGAATTTTAATCCTGATGAATATCAAAATGCTATGTCAAAAGAAACCGATCCTGATTTAATGATTGGTTTTGATATTATTCCATTACCTTCAAAGGGAATTTTTTATCCAAATATTATTTCAGAAGTAACTGTTGAATATTTAATTGCTAAAGACGAAGATTTACTTACAACTCCAGCATTACTTGAAAATGGAACAGTGTTAGATACTTTATTAAAAAGAAAAATTAAAACAAAAGGAATTGATGTTGAAAGTATGCTAGTTGGTGATAAAAATGCAGTATTATTATTTTTAAGGGCATCTTCATATGGACATAAATATAAAGTTACTGTAACTAATCCTTATACTGGAATTCCTTTTGAAACTGAAGTTGATCTTAAAAAACTAAAATATAAAGAAATAAATATATCTCCAGATGAAAATGGTTGGTTTAATGTTGAAATTCCTATGAGAAAAAAATTAGTTAAATTTAAACTTTTAAATCATAAAGAAGAAAGATTAATAACTAAAAATGCTGAATCAATCCAACAATCATATCAAACTAATTTTGCTGAAACTGGAACATTGAGATTAAAAAGTTCTATTATGCAAATTAATGATCGTAAAGATAGAGATTATATTCATCGTTTTGTTGATGCAATGCCAGCATTGGATTCTCTTACAATTAGAAGAAAATATAATGAAGTTAAACCAGATGTTGATCTTAATTATGAATTTATTACTCCTGATGGAAAACTTTTTACCGCACCAATTTTAATGGGTATAGATTTTTTTTTCCCAAGTCTTTAGCAGGTGAATATAGAAAAATGGTAAGAGAAGAAATATATCTTCTTACCAAACATGGTGGATTTTCAGCAGAATATATTGAAAATATTCCTGTTCATGATAGAAGATACTACCTTAGTTTATTAAAAAAAGAAGCAGATTTTATTAAATCAGAACAAGAAAAAATCACTAAAAAAGTAAATATCGTGTCAGGAAGAGGAAAAAGATTTAGGTGAAAAATATAATTTTTTCGTATTTATATAAAACCTATTTAAAATGGCAAAAAGAAAAGATAAATATCAAGCAGAAAGTAATAAAATTGAAAGGGATTCACGCAATAATCTTGCCGATATATTAGATTTAGATATAAAAAGAACTAAAGAACTTTCACAACAACTAGAATATTTAGAAAAACAAAATATTACTGAAACTATAATAAGAGAAGAAAGAATAAAAGGAAGAAAACTAACTACAGATGAATATGATACCATTTTAAAAATAACTAAAGAACAACAGAAAAAAATGGATGTTCTTATTAAAGAAAATAAATTACAAGATGAATATAATTTATCTTTAACTAAAAATTTAGGTATTTTAACAAGTCATATTCAAGAATATTGGAAGGGTTTAATGGCATCTGATAAATCAATGAAAGAAATGATTCTTGATTTTGGTTTAACAGGAAAAAGAGCAGATGATGTTAGAACTGCTATTGAAGGTTCTGCGGTACAGGCAGCAAGATTAGGGGCATCTACAGAAGATTTAACAAAATTATATTCTACTTATGTTGAACAAACTGGTCGTGTTGTTGCAATGAATGATGAACAATTAGTTGCATTAACAAATATAGCAAAAGGAACCGGACTTTCTATTGAACAGGCGGGTGAATTGGCAGGTAAATTTGAAATGGCAGGTAAAGATGCGGTTCAAGCTTCAAAAAATGTTCAGGGTATTCTTGATGTTAGTGAAAGAATGGGAGTTAATGCTACTAAAGTATTGAAAGTAATCAGTGAAAATTATAAAAAATTACAAACATATACTTTTAGAAAAGGTGTTGAAGGAATGGGTAGTTTAGCATCATATGCTGAAAAATTTAAAATTGATATAACAACAGGATTGGCAAGTGCTGAGAAAGCACGTACTCTTGATTCTGTTATTGAAATGGGTGCGAAATTACAAGTACTCGGTGGTGAATTTGCAAAACTTGCCGATCCTTTGCAAATGTTTTATGAAGGACGTAATGATTTAGAGGCATATAATAAAAGAATTTCTGAAATGACAAAGGGAATGACTGCTTTAGTTAAAACCGCAAGTGGTTTTGAATATCAAGTAGCTTCACCAATGGCACGTGATATGTTAAAACAAGCAGGAGATGCACTTGGATTTAATCTTGAACAAATGACTGATATGTCCCTTCAACAACAAAAATTAAATGATATTCAAAAAGCAATGGTTGGTACTGGTTATAATAAAGAACAAAGAGAATTAATTCAGGGAATGGCACAATTAAATTCTGATACTGGTAAATTCTTTGTTACAATCGGAACTAAAAAAAGAGATTTAAAATCTTTAACTGCGGATGAATTAGGTTTATTAGTTAAAGAAAAAACAACATTACAAGAAAGAGCAAAAGCAGCACAAACGTTTGATCAACAATTTGAATATTTTATACTCGAACTTAAAGCAGTTGGATTACCATTATTAAGAGGAATTAATGATCTTTTAACTAAATATATTAAACCAGCAATGGATGGTATTGCTGGAATGTTTTCACATTTACCCGAATGGTCAAAAACATTTATGAAATCAGCAGGATTTTTTGCAGGGATTGGTGCATTATTATTAGGAATACCAAGAGTTCTTGATCTTGGTCTTAGTTTAATTAAAGGACTTATATCTATTCCTAAAGGAATAATAGGTATGATTGGTAAAGGTGGTGTTGGTGAAGTAGCTGGAGGTGCTGGTAAAAGTGGATTTGGTGCTGCTGCTGGTATTGCTGCTGTTGGTGTTGCTGCTGCTGGTATTGGTGTTGGTATTAATTTAGCAACAAAAGGAATTTCTGCCTTGGCAGATGCTTTTTCTAAATTAGACCCAAAACAAATAAGTGCACTTAATTGGTCATTAGTAATAATGGGAGGAACTATGATTGGAATTTTAGTTCCTGCTGTTATTGCTCTTGGTTCTGCCAGTGAATTGGTTTCTCTTGGTTTATTAGCATTTGGTGCAGCCGCAGTAGGTGTTGGTTTTGCAATTAATTTAGCAACAAAAGGAGTTGGAGCAATGGCAGAAGGATTTGCGGACTTATTAAAAAATGCATCACCACTTGATGTTTTAGCATTATCTGGTGGAATGACTGCACTTGCAGGTGCTTCCGCATTATTCGCCAATCCTTTAACTATTCTTGGATTGGGTGCAATGGCACTTGCTATTGGTAAAATATCATCATATGGTGCTGGTATGGAACAAGTTGGAAATGCATTTGAAAAAATAGGAGTAGTACTTTCAGGTACAAAAGGACAATTTGGTGAAATTGAAGAATCTCTTAAAGCAATTTCTACTATAGATTTTTCAAATATTAATGGATTATCTGAATTAACACAATTATTAAAACAACCAATTAAAGTTGAATTTGCAGATAAAAATGTTGGTTTTGTTGCTAATATTGATCTTGATATTGATGGTACTAAATTAGAACATAAATTAAATCTTGCTCGTAAAGTTGAAATTAAACAAATAGATTATCAAACGGCAAAATCTGCACCAAGAATGGTATAATAATTATTTCAAATATTTTTTAATTAATATTTCTTTTTCTTTCATTTCTCTTATTGATAATGATCCGTCTGATTTAACCATTAATTTTAATTCACTTTCTCGTATTGTCAAAATTTTGTCAATATGATTATCTTCTATTGTCAAATTTTTGTCAATATAACCTTCCTGATTATCAGGTACTTCTGGAATATTACTATTTAGCATTGTCAAAATTTTGACATTATGTATCTGTTTTGTCAAATTTTTGACAATATTTTGCATAAATTTACTTCTACCATCTTCTTTTAAGGTATTAATAGGTTTATCTGATAAATATGATACTCCATCAATATTAACTGAATCAATAATACTACCCTCAATATACCGATAGACCTTTCTCAAAGTAATTTTATATTTTTTGGAATAATTTTTCAAAGAAAGTAAATCTTTAATTTGATATAACTTGCTCATTTTTAAAATTTTACTTATATTTGTAATAGTTAATTATATTATTTTTATACGTAAAATATTAAAGGAAGGTTACAATAATTAATTAAAAAATATTTTATTAAAAACTTGACATTATAAAATATTAATTGTAATTTTGCTTAAAATAAGCACAAGCTATATTTGATAAAATTTACTAATAACTTAAAAAATAGTATTTTGAATTAAAAAAGCATACTTGGAAATTCTTATTTTTATAAAATTTTACTGTAAAGGCATGTTGTATACTTTTTTTATCCCTTTAATTTTTTAATAAAAAATTTAACTAACATTTCTATTTAAATTTTCAAATTACATTTTTTTTAAAATACTATACCCAATTAAAAATTTTATGATGATAATTTAATCATTTTTGCAATGGCATAGTTTTCCTCAATATAAAAATAACATTAATAAATCATAATGTCAAGTATTTATTAAAAAATAGTATAAAATGACAAACTCAAGGTTAGAAAATAGTTCGATAAAAATAAGAACGGCATTAGAAACACGTAATCTTTATACTCCTGATAATCCATATCAATTAAATAACCCAAAAATTGTTAATACTATTAATACTTTAGTAAATGTTATTCAACCGTTTGGGGCATTTGATTTAACTAATACAATTGTTGGTAGAATGGTAGGTCCTAATACTCCTTTAGCACAAATTGGGATTAAAATGCTTGCAAAACAGTTTGCACAAACAGCAGCATCATTAGGTAGTGCGGATTATCTTCCCTCAATTAACTTTCAAAATTTATTTGATGGTGATCCTTCAACTAAATTTATAATGAGAAAAATTGATTTTAAAATTACAGAAAGAGGTAGTCAATCAAATGTAGCTAGAATATTAGACAATCTTACTGGTTATTATCCTTTAATTAATCCATTTAAAACTAATCCAACTGTTGGAGATTATATTAGAAATTCAGGAAAAGGTCAATTACAAAATTTATATCAAAATATTAATAGAAATCCATATAAATTAAATACAAGTGATTTTATAAATGCTTCTCAATCAAAGGGATTTAAATTAGAAAGAGGTTCTATTCCAGAATTTAATCAATATAATGGTGTTGGTGGAAATTTTATGAGTGGATATAATAGAATATTTTTTACTGGAATTGATGATAATTTTTATCCTTTTAATCAATATCATGCAGGTTTGGGAATTACTCTTGCCAATTCTAATTATAAAACTTCATTAATTTCATTTTTAGATGATAGTACAATAAATAAACTTGGAATAAATCAATATGGTGCCACACAAAGTTTTATTGATAATTTAGGTAAAACATCATTAAAAAATGATTCTCATGATGAATTGGAATATTATTTTGGTACAAAAGATTATGGTTTAGATGATAGTTCTAATAATCAACTTGTATGGGGTAGG